ATAACAAATCTTAGCCTTAGTCTTTTCATCTACTCTTAATTTATAACCAGTTGGCGCATGTTCTATGAAATATTTCTTAATAAGTTGATGCCCTGCTCCACCTGGGTTGGCTGATGCTCTTATCCTTTTATGCTTAACATTACCTGCTGACCGTAGACATGCTTTTAGCTTGTTATATCCTTCAAAGTCTGACCAGTTCCCTAGCTCGTCCCATCCTATCCAACTATACTGGTGTCCTTGATACTTTACAGCATCTCTTCCACTTTCTAAGAATCTTAGCTTTAGTGTAGCTTTATTAGGGAAAGTCCAAGTCTTTTTTGTTTCTGAAAAGTTAGCGCCAGTACAAGAATATATTTCTTTAGAACGTGATATTAATTCCTCTAATTCACTAAAGGATTTACGAAAGATTATACCACGCCAATGCTCTTTATATAACTCAACATCTTGTAAATAATCTCCGAGCAAGTAATCGCTTTTACCTCCACCACGACTACCACCGAATAAAAGCTCATCGATGCTTCTAGCCTGAACAGCTGCTAATTGCGCTCCTGGTTGTGGTTTCCATGCTGATTTAGTCATTGATTAGCCTCGATAAACTCTTGCTCTATCTGTTTAAATCCTTCTATGACTTCCATATAATCACTACAGCAACTATATAAAGGTATAGGCTTGTATTCGTTATCCTCTCTTTGTATCTCTATGCTATAGATATAAAGATGCTCATAATCAGGTATTTTAGTAGCTATAATTACTAAATCGGGAATAGTTTTTGATTTATGGACTATTGTTTCATCATCTAATAAAGGCATGAATTATTCTTTTATTAATTCAGGTTCGATAGTTTCTATCTCTTGTGGTTTGTGGCTATAAGTTTCTAACCATTGCTCCAATGTTTTATCTTGAGGCTTATCTACATATGTATTTAATGATATGTTTATATTATTGCTAGTATCCGTATCTTTTAATTTACCAACTTTAGAAAGTATTTTATCAGTCATACCATAATGTCTTTCATGTAATAGATCCCTTGCTGATTCACTTGCTAGTGATAACATGTCGGCTTCTGATGCTTCTATTTCTTCGCTATAATACTTCTTTACTGTTCTAGGATCTAGTCCTAGCCTCGCTCCTAGCTGATTTAATGACATACACCATGCGTTATTTATAATATATTGTTGATTCTCAAATGTTTTATAATGTTTTTTATTTTTTGGTGTATTTTTATCGCTTATTTCTTTATTTTCGTTTGATTCTAATTGTTGATTATTATCGCTCATTTTACTTTAAATCATATTATATTTATAAGCCTTTGATATTGTTAGTTATTATTTGTAGTAACTTTTGTTCTTAATTATACCATACCCTCACAATAGCTAAAAAAACAATGTAGTTTTTTCAATTAGTTACTAATTTATTGATAATATTTACTTATTTTTTTGATTATTTATTGCTTAAGTGAAGCTTTTTAGTTGCCGATAGTATCTATATAGTATAACATTAGTTATACAAGGTAGCAATTAAGTTACTTTGATTAAAGGATAAAACAAAATGATAATATTAAACAATGTAAAATTTGTTAAAGATGATAATGAATTGGCAAATAGTTTGTTTACTAACAAAACTGCATCAGGATATTACAAAAGATATAAAAGACAAATAAAGTTATTTGATATTAATCAAAATCTTATTGGTGTAATTGCAAATAATGTTCTTGGTAAGGCTAGTAAATTAGAAAATGGTAAATACTGGTATAGTTATGGAACTATTGACTTAATCGGTGAATATAAAAGTTATTCAAAATATAATGATGAAATTATGAGTTTAAAAACTGGAAAGGATAGCAAAGGGTATATTTATAATTAACATTTATGAAGCTTGGCAAGTAGTCGAGTTTCATAAGTATTAATTATGATACTTAATATTAAAGGATAAAATAAAATGAAAAATTATTTTGATATGGCTTATAAAGGTAAATTTAACGGCTCTCATGTTTTTGAGATTGCTTTAAATATATTTGATTATACAGTTTATTATAATGCTGAAGGTTATGCACATGGATCTAAGTTTTGGTTTAGTCAAAAACCTAATACAAATAGTGAAGTTAATTTTATTAAAAAACAAATCAATAAATATTTAAATAACTAATATTTTTGAAGCTTAGCAAATAGTTGAGCTTCATAAGTATTAATAATGATACTTAATTTAAAAGGATATAAAAATGGCATACATAGGACAAGAAGAAAAAAAACAATTAGCACCAGCAATTAAGAAAGTATTAGCTAAATATAATACTAAAGGAACAATAGCAATAAAACATCATAGTACTTTAGTAGTTAATATTTCAGCTAGTGAAATTGATTTATGTGAAGTTTATTATCAAATGAAGTTAAATGACAGATATCACACTCAAAGAGAAAACATAGAAAAAGTAGATCATTTTGATTTAAATAGATATTACTTTGCTGATAAAGCCAAAAAATTAGGATTTAAAAAAGCTGGTAATTTTATTGATGAATTAGTTACAGCTATGAAGGGATCTAGATGGTTCGATGATTCTAATGCAATGACTGATTACTTTCATACTGCCTATTACTTAGACATTAATGTTGGAAAATACAACAAGCCTTTTAAACATATCAAAAAAGCTTCAAAAACCAACTCTGATGTTAATATTGATATTAAACCAGGTATTACATTAAATGAAAAATTAAACGGTATAGAGCTAAAATTTAACTCTAAACCTAGTGAAGAAATTAGAACTAAATTAAAAGAACTACAATTTAGATGGCATAGTAAAAAAGCTATATGGTACGCTAAACAATCACCAGAAAGGATTGAACTAGCTAATCAACTATTTAACTAATATTTTCTATTCCTTGCAGATAGTAGGGAATAGTAAGTATTAATTATGATACTTGATTTAAAAGGATAAAATAAAATGAAAATAGAAACAATAATAACAAAAGAACAAACCGATTCATGGCTAGATATAGCATTAAAATGCCTAAAAGAGCATAAGTATATACTTGAGTCTACTTTAGGAGATTGTCAAGGTAGAGAGTATCATAGCCAAACTTATGACATCGAAGAAATTAATAAATGTATTAATAGTTTAGAGGAGTTATAAATATGACACTTAAAGAACTACTAAAAACAAAAAAAGAAATAAAAGAAAGACTAACTAAAATCTATACTAATAAAAAACATATTAGTTTCCATACTAATAAAATTATTAGAGATTTTATCGAACTAAAAAGAAAGGATAAATAATTATGAATACTTACGAAACATTAGAATTATTAGAAAGAGTAAAGCCTAGTAAAATAATAGAGATATTTAAAGCAAGGCAAACTAGTTTTGAGCATGATTCAGATTATAATGTAGATACTTACACAATAGATGGATTCATGCTTGAAATATGGAATAATGAAAAATATTTAGAAGTTTCTAGTGCTGGACTTGGAAAATGGGGCAGCTTTAAAAAGGAGTTTTAATTATGAAAGATGATTTAATTAATAAGAAGTTTGGAAAACTTAAAGTTATAAAAGAAGTTCCGTATCACTTAACAAGATATATCAACTATCTTTGTTTGTGTGAATGTGGAAATGAAAAAGAGGCCTTAAAACATAATTTATTAAAGGGTAATACTAAATCTTGTGGATGTTTAAAAAGTGAAACCCATTATAACAATTTCGTTAATAAGACTTTAGAATTTTTAGAAAAGGATGCTTTAGAGGATGAATTAAGCAATCCTTATGATTTTACTAAATAAGGGGATATTATGAGCACAAAACTAACAGCGTTTAGAATAAAAGAAAGTAATTTAAAAGACTATCAAAAATTTGCTGATAAATTCACAGACGGAAATTTGACTAAAGCTATTCAAATATTAGCTAACTTAGGACTTGAACACCTAACCAGAAAACAAAAAAGATTAATTAAAACATTTAGTTAATATAATCTTTAACTAAATCATATAATCTAGGCTCTGATTCTAATATTTCGAGAGCCTTTTTCCTCATCCTATTAAGAATATAATCATAATTATCATAACATAATTCAATTATAGGATTATTATCATCAAATAAAAAATCAATAGCTGTTATCAAATAAGGCATTTGTATTAAAATTAAATCTTGATGACTAATTTTCAAATGCTTTTTTTTATATTTAGATTTAACTAAATTACTAAAATAATCATATCTAGTAGTATAAAACTCTATATCATGCAGTGCCTTCCAATAAACTTCTAGCCATAAATTTCTTTCTGGAAAATCACATTGATTATCTACATCATCAAATATACTTATCACTTTACTTGGTTTTGACTTAATGCACTTGTCTGAACTCATTCAATAATTTCTCATGAGATGATAAAAAACCATAACAAAAACTTACATATAAACCTTCTAATGTCTTATTAGTAATATTGAAATATCTTGCATCCGTATCCTGTAAAACTTTCAAAAACTGCTCAAACTGTAAATCTATCTCATCATATAATGATTCAATATCTTCAATATGCATGTTAGACTTATACTTTAACATCCGTTTTGTGCTTCGTTTTAGCTGTCATATCAACGATTACAGACAAAGTTATTAAAAATACATAGTATGACATAGGTTAAAAAACTTGCCTCTAAAAAGGAATGTCATCATCATTAAAAGGTGGTTCATTGCTCACCTGATTTTGATTATTTAAAATATTATCTATTTGTTGCATTTTCTCTTGTTTAGATTCGCTTGTTTCCTGCTTTTCTTCTTTTGGTTTTGATTTCCAAACTAAATAATGTGGTGATTTATCATTTTTAGGTTTTTTATTCTTCCAAATAACCACATCTTCACCGTTTAAAATTCCACTAAAATAAGTTTCCCCGTTATAGTTTCGCTCCCACAATGAACCTCTAAAATCTGGATTTTCTTTTTTTTGTTCTGTCATAATATCCCCTTTTATAAAAAATCTTTGTTAAAATCTTTACCAGAGTGCATACTAGCAGATTTTTTAGCATCTTGATAGCGAAAAACTAGCTGTGGTCTTTTTCTTTTCATAACTGTTTGACCTTTATCATTAATATAACTCTCATAACACATAGGATGCTCAATCAAATATATATCTCCACTTCTAGGACACATAGATTTATAATTTAATCCTGGCTTTGGGTCTGTTACTTCAGATATTTTTTGCATATCTTGCAAAACTTTATCTAACACAGTTTTATCAATACTATTTCCATATTTCATTTTTATTCATTCCTATAAAAGTTTAATTTTAAATTTTTAGCTTCCTGGTCTATTACAGCATCTAAAGCCCAACCACTTAGCCAAGTGCAACAACATACAGTTTCAATTGAACGTCCTACACTTCGATATGAGGTCAATTTATTTGCCACCTTATCAAATACACTAGCTGGACTAACTTTTGCCTTTAGAATTGAATCTCGTACCGATTTAAACTGTTGTAAGGTTAGCCAGATGTCTGGATATTTAATCATTGGACGCTTACCAACATTTATAAAACGATTATCCTTCTCTATATCAGCATTTAGAGGTTGGAAATATTTAAACAGTAGTTCTTTATCTTCATCATTTAATTCAACTTCATTTTTTTCAGGTGTATATATACTATCCTTATAATCTATATTTTTATCTATCCTATTATATGCTACAGATTTGTTACCCTCGAGGGTTGCAGATTTGTTACCCTCGGACACTACAGATTTGTTACCCTCGACCATTGCAATTTTGTAGTTCACGTAAAGCCTTCTTTGAGTAGTCCATTTACTAGTGTTTTTCTTTGTAACATGTCGAACTAAATACTTTTTTTCTATTAGCTTATTAATTAACCTTTGTAGCTTGTAAGGTTCTAGTCCATATTCTTCTGAAAAATATTCATTACTTGCATAACAGTAGCCTTTCTCACTACTAAGAGCGTAAACAATACCAAGTAAAAACCTTTCTTCTAAGTTAAGCTTTTTATCTTTAGCAAATTGTCTGGGGATTATTACAAAACCATCTTGATGCTTTTCAGGCTTGTTATTTGTTTCATGTTTGATTATATTATTCATAGTTTAATTGTATTTAAGTTACCAGCTTAATTGCTGGACTTTTTGGTTAAATAAAATATCTGCTTATTTCAAAGCAGGTTCAAAAAATAAGCTTTATTATTTTTTGTTTTGTAATATCCTTTATTAGCCTAGCGTAAGTTAGGCTATTTTTTTAATCCATAATAGCCAATCTAGTTAATTTTAACAAAGGTAGATTATACATCTCACTTAATCGTTTCACTAAATCAAAATTAAATTTTTTAGTATTCTTATATTGATGATAAGCTTGCCTAGTTATCTCTAAATCTCTAGCTATTTCAGCACCTGGCTTACCAGTCAATTCCTCAATCCTATCTAATATTTTTCTATTTGCTGTCTGTTTCTTCATTTACTTTTTAACCTAAAATATTGTTATGTAATTTATAATCTAGTCAATTCAACTATTTACCTTATTATATATTAATTTAGTAAAATAAGTCAATTTATTTCTTTACAAGTAGCATCACATATGTAATTATAATTTTAGTTGTTAACATTTTTTAAAAGGATAAACAAAATGAGTGTAAATAAATATGGTTCACACGAACATTTAGAAAACCTAGCAGGTGAATGTAATGAATTAATTACAGATGAACACTTAATCGAAAAGCTAATTGATTTAGAAGAGCAATTAGATTCTATGAAATATAATTATAAAAATGAATTTCTTGAGCTTGGACTTGATAAAGTTAAGAACAAGCTTGATGAAATGTTAGCTAACACTAAATTAGATTAAAGGGGGTATTATGTTTGGAAATTATAAAAAATCAATAAAGATAATACATAAGTTAAAACAAGATAATCCTCTAATGATTATCACACCAGATATGATTATTGAAGCCTTAGAAAAAGCATGGGAAGATGAGGAAGAAGCCTATGCACAACATATGGACGGAAGAAAAGAAGGAGTGATAAATGAAAAGTAAGTATGATTTAGGAAGTCAAATTCCTGTAATGACTAATAACAGAATAGCTTATGGGAAAATTATTTCAATCGATTTAATTAATGATAAGATTAGATATTCTTTTGAAGTACAAAAAGAATTTTTTCATGGTGTATGTTTGGAAAATTATTTTGAAGAAGATTTAAATTATGAAAATGTTGAAGGATTGTTGCGAAAACTCAAACAAGATTTTTTAAAAAATGCAGGTAACTGATGGAAAATGATATAAATTTATTAGAACTATTAAAGCCATTCGCAGAAAAGGATCTAGAATGGCGACCACAGTTAATCATGCCTAATAAAAAAGGTGATATGATGGCTTTGGTGCTTTGTTATGTAACTGCAAGAGCAGTAATGACAAGGCTTGACAATGTAGTAGGTCAAAGCAACTGGAAAGATGAATATCAACATCTAGCTACTGGAGTTATGTGTGGCATCTCAATATCTACTGAAGCAGGGGAGTGGGTAACTAAATGGGATGGTGCAGAAGAAACACAAATAGAAGCTTTTAAAGGTGGTATATCAAGTGCTTTTAAAAGGACTGCTGTTAAGTGGGGAGTGGGTAGATATTTGTATGAGCTTGAAGATACATGGGTAAATCTGACTACAGAAAGACCTTTAGTTAATGAAAAGTGGAGAATGAATAGAACAAAGCATCAAGGTAACACGTACTACTTCGTAGCTCCTGAAATGCCAAGTAAATTTAAAATAAAATAAAATAATTACTAAAGTTTGAATCTATGTAGTACGAAGTAGTATCTGTTAATAAAAAGAAAGAATAATCTTTCTTCTAATAAAAAGGAAAATAAAATGAAAAATAAAAAAGTAAAAAGCAGTAAGTTAGCTATTAAAACAGCTAATATTATTAAAGTGGATAGAGCTTTAAAAGTACCTTCTAAAAATATAGCTAAGGCTATGTGCTTGGCAGGATTGTTTAGCATGGTTAGTTGTAGTGGTGTTGTAACATTTGCTAGCACAGAGGGAATTGAGGCGCAAAATCGAGGTAGAGTAGGCTTAATAGAAAATGGTAAAGCTAGCCCAAATACTAAAACTGCCTATTGGGAAAATGAGAACATGATTGCTAATAAAAGGTCATGGATAGAAAACATTTTCAAAGGGAGTAAATAATCATGGATTTTATTAATGATGTTATAATTCCAATGTTTCCCAAGATAATTGTATTTAGTGTTGTAGCTTTTTATTTTTTTAAAAATAGAGGTGAGAACATGCAGTTACTAAAGAAACATTTAACTAATGCTATATTTTATATCGGGATTTATTACATATTAACATCGCTTAATATAATACCACCGATACTTGCAGGAATAAAAGCATTACCATCTATGCAGTATTCACCTTATAGTGAGGTACAGCCATGATAACAATATTTAAAATTTTGACGTTGCTATATTTATCGGTTGTATTGGTAGGTGTAGTAACAATTTGACAAAACCTTTGATGTATAACAGCCCTTGCCTGTGGGGTTAATCACAGGCTTATTTAAAAGGGAAAACATGGCAGATTTTGTAAAAATACCCTTAGAGGATTGGTATAAGATTTGTGTGATGATGGGATACTATAACGCAGTAATAACATTTGGAAAAAACAAAACACATTACAAGGAGAATAAAAAGATGCAAGATGAGATTCCATTCTAGGAGGCTTTATGGATTTTAGAGCGTACTTAATCTCACAAGGTGCAACTACTGAACAAGTAGACAAGTTTATTGATTGGCACAAATTCATAGAGATTTTTTTGAATTAAAGTGTTTGGGGTAATGAAAAAAAATAAATTTTACATTAAACAAGAAGTTGAAGTGATGTTCCTTAACAGAAAACGAAAAGGATTTGTTTCCTTGATAAGAGAGATGGATGGAGATTTAGCGTATGACATAGATTTTCCTGAATTAAATGGTGGTGCAATATATCTTGAAAAGGACATAGAAGATACTCAGGAAAGTAGTTTGATTTTAAAAAGGGGAAATAAATGAGTACAGAAACAGAAAAATATTGGGAAATTGTAATTAACCAGTTGAAAGCTGAAGGTAAGTTTCATCCTCTTTCGATTGAAGAAGCAGAGAAAGAATATGAAATGGCTTCGGATGATCCTATTTCTAAAGATATTCAAGATAGTATTATTGAGCGAATAATGAATAAAGATAAAGAGCGATATTCTTTTCCTGTGCCCCCTCAATTATATTCAAGAAATGAGGCAAATGTAGATAATTCAGCTTTTAGTCAACTTAATAGAAATAAAGGGAAGGATGAAGATGCTGAGGAATTATTAAATAAGTTTTACATAGGAATGTTGCCTAAAAAAGCAACAATATACAAATATTTTGGAAAGTATGAATATAATAATTGTATCCATTATACAATGGGAAGATTTTTTATTTCTGTTAAGAAGTAAGTAAATATGGATTTACAAACAATAGCGAAATTAAGCATGTTAAATGAATTGCGAAGACTTTTTGAAAAGTATGAACTGAGCATAGAGTTTCATATAGGGTTCATTTTTATAAATACACCGATGGATGATAAAGAATCTATATTTAATTTAGATGTAAACACGATTGAATTTATAGGAGAAAATGAATTGGATGCAAAATTAATTAAAAAGAAGATAACGGAAATAGAAAATGAATAAAACAATAACAACCATTTTGTTAGCATCAACAATATGGTCTTGTGGTGGCAGTAGTTCAGCCAGTCCATGCAACGGAAAAGAATGTGCAGTAGGAGTTAAATTAGTTCACATTCAAAACGAACGAGCATTTGAGTTTATCGAAGCAGAAGAAATAGTTAGATTAGCAATAGAATTTCTAAATGCTAATACTACACTAGATTTAGTTTATAAAGGTGGTGAGTCGATAGCAGATCCTTTTCCTGGAACAGCTACATTAGAAAATTTCCGAGGAAGTAAAGAAAGATTTGTAAAATTAAGAACGTACTTAGACAAAAATAATATTGGTGGTAATGCAAAAAATAGAGAATTAACAGTAGTAATAGACCAGCCTCTAGTAGATAACAATGGAATTATTTACACAGCAGGTAGAGCTAATATATGCAGTCTATATCAAAACTCATTAATTGGAATTACTTATGCAACACCATTTACAAATAACTATCCAAGCGCAGGAAGTTATGGCAGAAGCAAAGAGGAAATGTTAATCCGTTCAGCTAATACTACAGCACATGAGATAGGACACCAGTTAGGAGCTTTACATAAGGATTGTGAAGATGATTTATGTATTATGCGTAGCAGTAGAACAAAATTTATTCATGATGGTTTAAATGGATTGTTTTATGTATTTTCAGAATCAAATAATGAAATGGAAGTATGCACTAGAAGGGAAACAAGAAGAAAAGTTTTAACATGTAGAACAAAATTAAATCGTAGACGTTGTAAAAAACGTGCTAGAATAAGAAATATTAGGTTAAGAGATGTTAGGTTTAGAGAAAATCATAATCGTAGTTTAGGACATACTTGTAATTTATTGGAGGATTAATGGGTAGCTTATCAACAAATATTGGATTTGCCATAATAGGTGTAATTGCAGTTTATTTAGCTGTGATTTTTATTTGTAATATTATTCAAGATAATCTAAAAAAGCAGTATAATAAAGGATTAAAAGATGCTTTTGAAACTATAGAAAAACCAGTAGAGCTATTACCTGAATTAGAAAATTGGATATTAAAAGAAAGATTTAAAACTCAAAAAGAAATGGAAAAAAGGACAAGAGCAGCAGAATTATTTATGGATGACTTGCAGAGAATGAAAAGATTAGAGGAAGATAGTGAGGAATTTATTAATAAACTAAAGGTGGTGAAATGAGTAAAGAAGAAAGAAGATAAAAAAAATGAGTTGGCATAAACAGGTATTTAAAGATATGGATAGTTACGCAGTTATTAGATTAAAAAACGAATTAGAAAGATTTAAAAGAAAATATGCTAATCCTGAATTATCTACTAAGGATAGAGATATAATCGATATGAATGTTAAGAAGATAATTAAGCAAATAGAAAAGCTAGAAAAAAAGTGAGATATAGAAAAAATAAATATGGCAATAAAAAAGTTACTATTGATGGTATTAAGTTTGATAGTAAAGGTGAAGGTGCTAGGTATAGAGATTTAAAGTTATTAGAAGAAGCAGGAAAGATACAAGATTTAAAACTACAAGTAAGATTTAAGATGATAGTTAATGAACAATTAATATGTACTTATATAGTAGATTTTACTTATCTTGATTTAGATGCAGTTGAGTATATAGCAGAAGATTTTAAAGGATATAGAACAGATGTATATAAGATTAAAGCAAAGCTATTTAAAGCTTTGTATCCTGAATATAGATTTTTGGAAACAAGTTAATGAATAAAAGAATATTAATAGCATGTGAAGAAAGCCAGGTTATAACTAAGAAGTTTAGAGCAAAAGGTTTTGAAGCCTTTTCTTGTGATATTCTTGATTGTAGTGGTGGACATCCAGAATGGCATTTAAAACAGGATGTAACTCCACTCTTAAAAGAGAAATGGGATTTAATTATAGCACACCCACCATGCACATATCTTTCTAATGCGGGTATTGCATGGTTTAATGAAGATAAATATGGAGATAAAGCTAGAGAAAGAAAAAGAAAAAGATTAGAAGCTTTTGATTTTTTTATGAAATGCATCAATGCAAATAGTGATAAAATTTGTGTTGAAAATCCAGTAGGGTATGTAAATTCACACTATAGAAAACCAGATCAAATTATCCATCCTTATCATTTTGGAGATCCAGAAAGTAAGAGAACGTGTTTTTGGCTTAAAGGATTACCAAAGTTAATTCACACTGATGTTGTTGAGCCTAAAGTCTATGCTTACTACAAAAGAGGTAAAAAGAAAGGCAAGCCTATATATTGGTGTGATTATAAAATGTTTGGTGAAGATAGAGCAAAAATCAGAAGTAAAACATTTGAAGGGATAGCTAGTGCTATAGTAGATCAATGGAGTATTTTACTGTGAATGAATTAGAAATATGTGGATTGATGCGTAGATATCAACTGCCAAGACAACTAGTTGAATTTTGTTTAAGTAGAAAGTGTGGCTATCAACTTTTATATAAGTTTTGGAATTTTGAAAATCATTATTATAGGAATGGATATTATGAACAGAGAGAAAATAAAAGAAATAATACTTAAAATGGCTAGGGTAGATATAAATACCATATTAAATTATGAAAAGCTCATATTTAATTTTTATTATAAGCTAGTTAAAGATAGTGAGCAGTTTAATGAAAATGAATTAAGCACTATTAAAAAGGCGTTTAAATACTGTAGTGAAAGTGATGTTAAGATAGAAAGTATTGCTAGACAACGTAGAGTCCTTACAGGCATTACTAAAGGGGTTAAAGGTGAATTGTTTAATGAGGCTAATTATATTAAATCATTAGAGAAAGAAAAGGAATTTGTAGAGGATTTAGGATATTAAATAAAAACCCCTAGCAACATAAGCCACTAGGGGAAAACTATGTTTTTTAGGGGATTTGTTTTCACTTAGGTTTAACAGCTTTACCTGCTACACCCCAAGCTAAGCCACCAGTTGCTATTTCTCTTAATACTTTAGCATTTTCAGAATCACCAGTTAGCTCTAATGCAACACTAAAAACAAATACACCTAAACTAATATAGCTCTTATATCCATCTAAAAAGCTTAGTACAGGTAGTTTGTTTAATACCTTATCTAATATTTTCATATCATTCTCCTTTAAAACTTAAGGCAGGTTTTTTTATTACCTTTCTTCATAACAATAGTTTTAACTCTATTCTTAACAGAATCCCATTTAGTAGATTCATCCCTCCAATGCTGTCTACCAATTTTACCATTAACAGTTGCAACATAGTTATGACACCCTGCCCATTTTAAACTTATAACTCTATCGCTCTTTAATATTAAATCGACTTCATCAAAACGCTCATTATTTTTATTACATGCGAAGGTATTATTATGATGGTCTGTTTTCATCTTATGTGGTTTCCAGGTAAACTGATAAGGTAACAAACAAACTACACTCCCACCTCTTGTTGCACTGCCCATACATTTAAAACCATCGTTAGCTGATATATGCTTAGGTGGATTATTACAATTTCTAGGAATAAAAAAATCAAGCTCTGTAGTTGGCTCTGGTGTAGGAGTTGGTGTAGCTGGGGGTATACTAGGCTCTGGGTCTATTGTTGGCTCTAAGGTAGGCTCTTGGCACTCACAATCCTGTTTACATTCATCATAAGCTTCTTTACAGATTTTTATTATTTCTTCCCAAGCAATATCTTTAACCATAGCACAAGAAGCAATTAGTATAAGTAGTGGTAACATGGATTTCATAATTAGAACCTTAAAAATGAATAACTAGACACTAAACTAGAAAATAATCTAGCCTGAAAAAATAACCATATAGAATCACTCTCATCAGCTATTTTATATATAGCCTCTTTAAACTTTTTATCTGCTTCTTTAACATATTTCTTTGCCAACTCAGTTTCTTTCATCTCAACTAAATCATAAGCAATTAAATAAGCTAAATCATGCTCTACACCTGCATCATGAAAAGGATGCTTTTCTGATAATTCCCATAGATTTTGAAGTCCAAGTCTAGCTGTTTTATCATTAAGCTTTTTTAAATCGTCTAATCTGTCACCTAATATATTTTTAATTTGATTAATCATTTATTTACCCAAAAACAAATTCTATCTTGTTCTCTATCATCTAAATGAATAAATGTTGGATAAACACCTATTCCCCTAAATCCAAAATCGCTGGCATGTTGCACTATTTTATAAGCTTTCTCTCCACTAGCTTGAATATCCATAGCTCGACCTAATAAATGATAACTATTCTTAACTCCACCTACTTCTTTGTTATATTTCTCACATCTGTAAAAGCTATTAACTATAAATGAAAATCCTAAAAACTCTCTAAGTTCTTCTATCTTAGTTATAAAACCATAATTAACTATTAGCTCATCACACCCACAATTACAGATTAATTCTTCTTTAGTAAAATATTTTAAATCTAATAATTTCATGTTAACTTAAGTTTAATTATATCCAATAAACCTGTAGCTATTAATGTAGTTAGAGTAACTATAGCTGTTGCTAATATCTTAAATATCTCACATGCAAACTTAACCCATGCTGCCATATTTTCTTTTTTACTGCTTTTATCTGATTCAATTAATTTTTTAATTTGAGTTATATTATCATCAAACTTATCATTCAATTTTGTAATATTTGCATCAATATGACCTAACGTAATTTTAAAATCATTTATTTGATTGCCATGATCTACTAAAAGCTTTTTATTATTTTCAAGAGTTTGCATTACATAAAAACGCTTTTCTCTCCAATCTTTATCTTCTGTTTCTTTTTGTGCCTCACTACTAGACATATTTTACCCTTTAAGCAGCAGCGTAAAACCCATGCACCCTAAAACTTACTGTTCCTGCTGTATAAACTGCTGAATCATATCTATATAAATCGTATAATGTTGCAGCCGCATAAGTACCTGAACCTGCTACAATTGAACCATTATCTGTTACATTCACTGTTAATGCTACACCATCTGTAGTAGCTGTCACAGGTAAAGAAAAAGTCATTGTGTTATTAGGAGTACCACCAATTGTTCCTGTAAAGTCTAATCTAAAATAAACTATGTCATTAATTCTACAATACTTAGCAAGGTTAA